AGATCGCGCTTCTGCTACTTGATGGCGCTTAAATTCTTTCTCTGCTATGTATTTTGTGGCGCGTTCGTTTCTTTCTGCTATGTCGTTATACATTGTTTATTCCTCTCGTTTGTGTGGGGTCTATTATCCATATCTATTAACAAGTGTAAACAATGAATACTCCTTTTTTTATTCGATTACATTCTATGCGTAGGGGTTTATATGCAATTAGTGCTATAATCTGGTCATTATTTGATCAAATTGGTCAAAATTTAATCAGTAGGAATATCAACGCATTGGGAGATTTAAACAATGGCAAAACCAGGTAGACCAAAAGGTAGCGGAAACAAACCATTAAAAAGGCTGTTAGCTGAGAGACTTTCAGAGAAATACCCGGATTTCGATCCAGTGATTGAGATGATTGAGGGTAGCATTAAGATCAAGCAAATAGCTGAGACTACCGGGGAGCTGTCCGACTATAAAAGCGCAGTAGAATCATTCGACCGGGTCAGCAAGTATATCCAGCCCACACTGAAGGCCACAGAACTTACGACAGATGGCGGTCTCACTGTATCGGTACAGCGTAAACGGTTTGATGGTTCATCTAATGGCGCAAGTGATGACAATGCATAATTGTAAACACTGTATGGATGTACAGGTGTACATAAGCTGTGCGCAACCTGTGCATAAGCCAGTGCATAAGCCTGTTGATAAGCTGGGGAAAAACTGCGGATAAGCTGTGGATAAGTAGCACCCCCCCCCTCCGAAGGTGGCGTCGTATTGTATATATATGCCCCCCGCAAAAAAAAATTGAGGCTATATGAAAGTAACCAAGATTCGTCCTGACATCACATTAGAGCCACCAGAAAGCCCTGAGGGAGACTTTATCTTTATAGAGATAGTAGATGAAGAGGTTACCTATACAAGCTCTCTAAAAGACGAAAATGGCGTATTCTATATTGACCTTTGCAAACACATTATATTAAGAGATTGGCTAGGAGATGGACATGATTAAAGTAGATACAGATGAGATGGTATCGGATGCTGATTATGAGTTGATTGCAGCTTTTACTGATGCTTTAATTGACAAGGATTCATACGCTATGCGAGAGGTTCTTGATATTGTTCACGAGAGGATGTCTGGAGAGTGTGTATGTTTGGAAGAAGAATGTATATGCGGGAGTTGGTAGATGAGCCATGTTCACAAGTTAGACAAAGCGACAAGGGATAGGCATTTCCCTGAATCTAATGGTGGTAAGGGTAGTAAACCTAGGAAGAGTACAAAGGACAGCAGGAAGACGTACAAGAGTAACTACGACGCTATCGACTGGTCTAAGAAGTGAGAGTGTTAAGTCATGAGAGCATTATAGGTAACCGGACATTAAAGAGGACATGTGCAGTAGAATGTACATTACACGTACCATGAAGTGTACATTACACGTACCATAATTTGATTTTCAAGCTGATCTAAAAGAATTTATTGATGAAGCGCATAAAAGTGCTGATAAAGCTATATCCAAGGTGCAAATAAGTGCTACATCTATTACAAGGGCAATCACTGCCCCGCGCAGATTTGCGTACACCCTAAGCTAGGGCTTCAGATATACGAGCAAGCTATATGAGTGAGATTGAATACAACCTCTGTCCACAAGGGCAGGTTCTCCAGGACTTTGCAGACTGTAGAGCTAGGAACTCCTTCATCATGGGGCCACTAGGCTCTGGCAAGACAGTTCAATGTATCCTTAAACTGTTTGACCTGATGTGTGAACAGGAACCCGTGTCTGACCCTGAACACAAGAACTATGGTGTCCGACTATCTAGAGTGATCGCAGCCCGTAACACCTATTCTGAACTGTTCTCTACCACGATTAAGGACTGGCTGGAGATACATGGGGACTTAGGTGACTTCAAACAAGGCAATAAGGAACCCCCTACGCACTTTCTACGCTTTAACCTAGACGATGGTACTAAGGTGGAGTGTGATGTTGTATTTATCGCCTTTGATCGCCCTGAACACGTTAAGAAAGCCCGTGGTATACAGACTACTTGGGTGTGGTTAAACGAGACTAAGGAGCATTCTAAGGCCGTATTAGACATGCTTGACCTGCGTCATGGTCGATACCCCTCTCCCAAGGAAGGATGTCGTCCCACACACCACGGAATGATAGGTGACTCTAACGCACCTGATGAAGACCACTGGTATTTTAAACTAGCTGAGATAGAGCGCCCTGAAGATTGGTCATTTTTTAGGCAACCAGGCGGTGTATTCAAGGATGGGGAAGAATGGAAGATCAACGATAACGCTGAAAACCTGACTAACCTGCCCGAAGGCTACTATAAGCGTGGTCTGAACGGTAAGACTAACGACTGGATCAAGGTTAACCTAGCCAATGAATACGGATTCGTGTCCAACGGTAAGCCTGTACACCCCATGTATACCGATTCTGTACACTGCCAGCACTTAGAGTTTAAGCCCTCTATCGACTTCCCTATCGTCTTAGGCTTTGACTTTGGACGTACCCCTGCCTGTGCGTTCCTACAGAAGACAGCTATCGGACGCTGGATATGCTTCGATGAAATGGTGTTAACAGACTCTGGTGCTGTGGACTTTGCTCCTACGTTAAAGAGATACATCGAGGAACACTATCCTGATCACGACTTTAAGGGCTGGGGAGACCCCTCTGGCAACAATAAGAACCAGTCTAACTCCGAAACACCGTTCCAGATCATGCGCGCTGCGGGCATTCCCTGTCAACCAACCGCTACGAATGACCCTATGAAGCGCCGTGCTGCTCTAGAAGTACCCATGAAAGAGATGTGCATGGACGGAAAGCCTAGATTCACTGTCCTGCCTAAAGCATCAATGATCCGTAAGGGCTTGCAAGGGGGCTTCTGCTATAGACGAGTGATGACATCAGGGGAAAGATACACTGATGAACCCGATAAGAATGAATACTCCCACCCCGTAGAAGCCTTAGAGTACGCACTTCAGGGAGAAGGCGAGGGTAGACAGGCACTACGTGCATCAGGGAACTTCAATAAACCTGTAACGGCTAAAGTTAATTTTAGTGTCTTCTAAATACTACGTCGTCTTTGAAGATGATAACGGACACTGGTGGTCGCCATTTCTTAAAAAGAACATCAGGCACTGCTATCTAATTAAGCCCTGCGGTGAAGGCCACCTTGTCTACGGCAAAAACACCTCTGGGTTTGATTTATTCACAACAACCGAACAAAAGAGTATAATTGACGATAATTATATTCTTTGCAGTTATAAAGCTAAATCGTGTAAACAACCGCTTTTCATGCTGAATACGTGCGTTGGACATACAAAAAGGGTGCTTGGCATTAACAACCCGTTAATTCTCACCCCTTATCAACTATTAAAATACTTGAGGAAGAGCAATGAAAAGACCAAAGATGCCTAAACCTACTGCCCAAGAGCTGGCGGTAGAGCGACGTACTATGCTATCCCTTGATAAAGAGATCGAGGAAAGTGAGAAGAGGCTGAAGGCTGCTGCAAGAGGAAAGATAGGTGCTGCATCTCTGCTTCCTACTAAGCCTGGTGCTCAACCTGCTGGTAGGGCTGTTGGTTCTATGGGTCGAATGTTAGGCCGTGGCGGTATAGGTGGCAGTGCTGCTTCAGGACGTAACAGAGCATACACTATGAATCAGGGCCGTAATAAATGAAACTACCCGCAGAGCTTGGGTCGCTGAAAGACCTAAAACGTAGGGAAGCTCAAGCATTCAAGACATCTACTTACTGGCATGACCAGCTAGATGATGCGTATGAGTATTTCCTTCCTAACCGCAACCTCTTTGAGACTGTTACTGTTGGCTCTAAGAAGATGGAGCGCATCTTTGACTCCACTGCTTTAGAGGCTATTCAACAGGGCGCTAGTAAGCTACAAGAGAACATCGCCCCTATTTGGTCACGCTGGGCTACATTTGAGCCATCTATCCGTGTACTCAAACTTCTAGAGACCGGCCAGTTCGACGTATCAGAGGAAGACATACGACGTAACCTAGAAGAACAGGCAGAGACTATCTTTGATTACATCAACCGTTCTAACTTTGCTACACAGTTCTATGAGCATGCCCTTGATCTATTGATCGGTACAGGCACTCTGCGTATTGACGAGGACGACAGTGATGACATGCCTATCATCTTCAATGCTATCCCACAGAAAGGTATTGCGTTTGAGGAAGGCCCGCACGGGAACATCGAGACACACTGGCGACGCTTTAAGGTTAAGGTAAAAGACCTAGAACGTAAGTGGCCAGGATTTAAGCCATCACAATCTATTGCTAGTAAGATTAAAAACAACCCAGAGTCTGAGGTAGATGTCAGTGAAGGTGTCGTCTATCTGCCTAAAGACAAGACTTACTACGGGTGTTTGTGGGTAGGTAAAGAAGATCACATCAGCTGGATGGAGGACTTTGGTTCTTCTAGCCCGTGGGTGACTGGACGCTACTCTAAAGTTGCTGGTGAGGTGCGAGGCCGTGGCCCTGCGCTACAAGCCCTGCCTGATGTTAAGTCCTTAAATAAAGTAAAAGAGTTCTCACTACAGAAAGCCGCTATTGACCTAGCTGGTATGTATACAGCGACTGATGACGGTGTGACCAACCCCTACAATATTAGTATAAGCCCAGGCGTGGTTATTCCAGTAGGTTCTAACAACAATGCTAACCCGTCTATACGGCGTTTAGACACTGGTGCGAATCTACAGCTTACTCAATTCGTTATGAATGACCTACAGATGAACATCAAGAAAGCCCTGTTTAACGATCTGAGAGACCCTAGTGGTGCCGTTAGGTCTGCTACAGAGGTTGCTATTGAGTCTAGAGAACTAGCCAAGCGTATCGGTTCTGCGTTTGGACGGTTGCAAACTGAGGTGCTTGTCCCTATCATTAAGCGCGTTGCATCTATATTGACGCGACGAGGGCTTATACAGCCTATACAGTTGGATGGTCAGGACATTGATATTAAGTTTACCTCACCATTAGCACGATCTCAGGATAGTGAAGACATCTTGAATGTGCAGCAAGCGGTACAGTTCGTACTACAGAACGCTGGCCCAGATCAGGCTAAGATTGGATTTAAGCTAGAGGACTTTGGTACATGGGTAGCACAGAAGTCAGGTATGCCCGCTGAACTGGTAAGGAATGATTCGGAGAAACAAGCGATCATCCAAGCTGGAGCGCAAGCAGCACAACAAGGTATTTCTGGTGAGCAACCAATGCAAGGACAGACTCAAGTATGAGTTGGGAACAAATCGACAAGGCTTCTGGATCACCGGAGGCCGCGTTAAAACGTAAGGCAGAGTTTAGACAAAAGACCATTGAGTTAGCTAGGGCGTATAGTAGATGCTTTGCTAGTGAAGATGGTCAACGTGTCCTATCTGATCTTACATCTAGATTCATATACAGTAACGATACCCCATTCGACTCCCCCAATGTTAACTATGAAGCGTCTTACCATAACGGTGAGGCCGGTGTAGTTAAGTTCGTAATTAATCAAATACAACAAGCTAAGTCAGAATAATCAGAGGTTATTATGTTAGAAGATCAGGCCGCACAAGAAGAACAAGTGAGCGATACCCTGTTAGATGATGCAACCCCTACTCTATCTGAAGGTGAGTATTTCCTTGCCGAAGGTATCAAAGGAACTGGAGACACCCCCGACTGGTATAAGGCAGACAAATACCAGTCTATTGCTGAACAAGCTAAGGCTTATAACGAGCTAGATAAGAAGTTTGGTGGTTTTAAGGGTGCTCCGAAAGACGGGTATGCTGTCGTCGAAGGCGTAGAGTCCGATGATGAACTATGGAAAGAGCTAGTGGCGTTTGGTGAGCGTACCAATATGTCACAGGATGCTTTGAATGACGCATGGGATTTAATGTCAGCACAGGAACAAGCAGTTGCTGAAGTTACCCAAGAAGCAGAAATCGCCAAGCTAGGAGAAAATGCTGGTCAGCGTATTAAGAATGTTGAAGGGTTTTTAAAGAACAACTTAGATGCAGAGACCTATACTAAAGTACAAGACCTAGTGACTACTGCTGAGAGTGTCGAGTTGGTAGAAATGCTAGTAAAAGCTACAGCCCCTACTAAGCTACCTATCGATGGTGGTGAGCACCCTACAGGTATGACCTGGGCAGACATTGAAACAGAGATGTTTAAGAAGGATGAGCGTGGCAACCTACTCCGCAGCACAGACCGAAACCATGAAGCCAAGATTCAGAAAATGATGAAGGAATTTGGCGGCTAGACCACATCTTGATGTTACATGGGTGAAAGGTGTATAATGCGGACACTGGACACCCTTTCTTTAAGGCCCGGTAAATTTAGGTTGAATGCTGACCAATTTACTGGGTACTCAGCTAAGACCTTGAAAAACTTTATACATTAAATCTTTTTTTCGAGGATATTCAAATGAGTATTAATCTCTCTCCTGTAGCTGTCACAGAGTTTGACAGCATGGTAAAACACGCCTATCAAGGCATGGGTAAACTGCGTAACGCTGTTACCGTACGCAATAACGTAACTGGCGACACCTACAAGTTCCGCGCTATGGGCAAAGGTTTGGCTAACCAGAAGGCAACTTCTGCTGACGTTGATCCAATGGACATCACGCACAGCTTGCAGGTAGCTACTCTGGCTAACTGGAATGCGCCTGAGTACACTGACATCTTTGATGCTGCTGAAGTTAACTTTGACGAGAAGCAAGAACTGGCTAACACTATTGCTGGTGCCTTGGGCCGTCGTTGTGACCAGCTGATCATCGCTGCTATGGACACTGCTTCTCCTACTGCTGTTGGTACTACCACTACTGGTCTAGTAGCTAACGATCTGATCGACGCTAAAGTACAGCTAGTTAAGAACGGTGTTGGCGACGGTGAGTTGTTCACTGTTATCAACGGTACTGGTCTTGCTGGTCTGCTGGCTGACGAAAAGATTTCTTCTGCTGACTACCAGAATGTTAAAGCTCTGGTAAACGGTGAAGTAAATACTTTCGCTGGTTTCAACGTGATTGTTCTTGAAGATCGCGCTGAAGGTGGTCTGACCATCGCTTCTGACGTAGTATCTGGCTATGCATTTAGCCGTGACGCTATCGGCCTGGCTGTTGGCATCGACATGAAAACTTCAATCGACTATGTTCCACAGAAGACTTCTTATCTGTGTAACGGTATGTTGAAAGCTGGCGCCGTTGTTCGCGACGTTGCTGGTTTGGTAGAAGTTAAGTACGACGCAACACCTGCCTAAGTCCACTAGGGGGAGGAAACTCCCCCTTTTTATTTAAAGGTACATCATGTCTAGCAAGATTAATTTAGTATCTAATGCCCTTATCCTGATAGGTGATCTACCACTCACTTCTCTCGTAGGTAACACCCGCGCCCATACTGTAGCCAACAACCTCTATGAAGGGATTGTTGAGAACGAATTGACTAAGTATCGGTGGGGCTTTGCTCGAAAGAAAGCACAACTATCTCGTATTAACGAGACACCAGTAGGAACTGAATACACCGATATGTATCAGTTACCCGCAGATTTAATGACTTTGATTAAGTTAAACCCAGGTATTAACTATCAGATTCTAAGTGACCGAGTATATTGTAACTACTCGTCAGACCTGTACTGTGACTACATCTATAACGCGCCAGAATCAGAATGGCCCGCGTACTTCTCTAAGATGATTGAGTACAGACTAGCTATGGACTTTGCTCCTGCTGTCCGTGACAGTGCTTCTTCTATGCAGATGATGGCGCAACAGTATGAGAACGCATCTCGTATGGCCCGCTACACTGATTCACAACAGCATCCTATAACACCTATTCAAGATCGGCCCTTTATTAACGTGAGGTTCTGATGGCTAAGAGTCATTTTCTGCAAAACAGCTTTGTTAGCGGAGAGCTATCAGACATAGTCAAAGGCCGCACTGATCTAGACCAATACTATCAGGGTCTATCTGTTGCTGAGAACGTTGTTACCATCCCTCAAGGTGGGGTTAAGCGTCGCCCTGGCACACAGTTTATTGCCGAGCCAACCCCTGTAGTAGAAAGATACACTGCTCCAAACCCTACCACCCCCAATGGTGGCACCCCAGCCAACGTAAATGACGATGACCCAAGTACGTATAGCGTGACCACTACCGCTGCTGGTACTACTGATGACTACGTTGTTGTGGAATACGACATTTATGGCAACCAAGAAATAGAGTACATCGACCTAATAAACATTAAGTTGACATCAGGAACTAGCACAGAGTTTGTTATTGAGTCGAGAGCTGAAAGTGGCTCATGGGTAACTGCCGCTACAGTCCCGCCCTTATATAGTTATGAGCAAACATTGCGTGTGCGCGTTAATCAAAATGCTCGCCGCTGGAGGTTGATAAGAAAAGGCACAACTGATTTAGGGTCTGCTCAAGTATCTCTTGCTGAGATGAACCTTTATAGAGAGACTGGGGCGTACACAGGTACCGTCAAGCTACATGCTTTTGAGGTTGATTTAGACAACAGTTTCTTGCTGATGTTTACCCCAACTAACCTGCGAATATTCAGAATTACTGACACTGCGGCTACGTTTGTACAAGATGTAAACCACGGGTTAGGCTTTAATTACCCGAACAGGGTAGCTGTAAACGAGAATGTCTTGTTGATGTTTAACGAGAATGAAGCTCCCAGACGGTTGATTTACAACTTTAACGGCAACGGTTTGTTCTGGTATGACACACCTACGTTCACTAACATCCCTAAGTTTGATTTTAATGACGCGTTAAGCCCTACGCCTGTCAGTGCTGTGCAGGTTTTAACATTTCAAAGTGCTGCTGAATCTGGTGACAGATACCAAGTAGACATAGAAGGCGTGTTAAGTAAGAACATCACTTATGCCGGTGACGGGAATGCCGCAGAACAGGCGGCTACTGCTGAGAATCTAAGACGTAATCTACAAGACATGCCTATCTTTGGTGAGACAGGTATTAGTGTAGTTAGGACGCATAACCACCAGTACACAATTACTATAGCTGGTGAATCAGCGGATACCTTTGCATTATTCTCTGCATTTAAAACATCAGGTACTGAGAACAAGATTACTTTCACCATGACTGCTGCTGGCTCTCCCCGCAAAGAAGATGTGTGGGGTGTGAATAGGGGATACCCTAAAAGTGGTGTATTTACTGCTGGTCGTCTATGGTTAGGCGGCACTAGGGATAAACCACAGAGTCTATTAGCGTCTGTTGCCGGATCATTCCTAAACTTCCTTACAGAAGAGGGGGCCGATGATGAAGGTATCTTCATTACTATCAACGGGGCAAAGAGTGACATCATTGATATAAGCCCTGGTCGTGGTGTGCAAGTATTCACAGAAGGCGCTGAGTTTACCGTAACAGGTAACACCCCTACTACTATTGACGTAGTACAGCAGACACAACATGGCAGCTTCAGTTCTAACGTGCCTACATCGTCCTTAGACGGGGCTACGCTGTTTGTTGATGCGAACGGTAAGAGCCTTAGACAATACGTCTATAACTTCAATGAGGACGCTTACAGGAGTGTTGACCTATCTGTCCTAGCCTCCAAGATAATTGACAACCCAATTGATATGGCTGTCGTGTCCAACACTACATCCGAAGATGCGAACTATGTGTTTATTATCAACCAAGACGGCACTGCTGTCGTTCTAAACACGTTACGAGAGCAAGACATCAATGGGTACACTAGGTTCAATCAGAAGCGTTCAGATGGCTCAGAAGACTCATTTGTACAGTGTGTTTCTGTTAACAATAACCTCATCGTATTAACTAACCATTACGGTGGTGTTTATTCTGTTAACCGATTGTCATTCGATCACTTGATGGACAGCAGTATTATCTATCCGTCCCCCTCTAGCAATGTGGTTGGTTTAGAGCATTTAGCTGGCCAAACTGTTAGTTTAGTTAAAGGCAATACGATCCTCCCTGATAGGGTTGTTAGTGGAGCAGGACAGATTACATTATCTGCTGCTGAAACAGCGTTGGTTGGCGCTTTAGAGGTAGGGTTAAACTTCCCAGTTAGCGTACAGGGTATGCCTTTAAACACTCGGTCTGCATCTGGCGAACAAACAGCTATGAAGCAAAAGCGTGTAGATAGAGTTAACCTAAGAGTCTATGAGACAGCCGGTGTAAGTGTTGACGGCAGTTTAGTTTCCGTTAGGGAGTTTGGTGATACAGGTAACACGCCATTAGATAGCTCTTATACGCCCAAAACTGGTATTATCGAGGATAACAATGGTGGTAACGGCTGGGGTAGAGATGTTGTACCCCTGATCACTGTAGACAGTCCTACGTCGTTCCACTTGCAAGCCATTGACTATGAGATTAGCTCTTGAACCAAATAGCAACGCAAGACGACATATACAAGTTACAGTCCCTGATGATGAAGGGGGATACGGTAGAGTTAGAGACCAGGCATCACTTTAGTGAAGGTCTATATGCTAGGGAGTTGTTTATCCCTGCTGGCGTTTGTTTAGTAGGCGCGTTGCATAAGACTACGCACTTGTATACGGTAGTTAAGGGTAAGTGCAGGGTCTCTAGCCAGTACGGTAACATGGAAATTATTGCGCCATTTATGGGTGAAACTATTCCAGGTACAAAAAGAGTTATATACGCAGAAACAGATTGTGTTTGGATCACGTACCATCCAACACATTTAACTGATATTGAAGAAATAGAGAAGGCTTTGTTAGAGCCAGAGGATATTTAGATGGCATACGTCGCAGTAGCAGCAGCATACGCAGCACTTGCAGGCACAGTAGTTACTGCTTATGGGCAGGTACAAGCCGGTAAAGCTCAACAGGAGTCTCTTGAAAGACAGGCTGAAGCAGAGAAGCTACGGGCTTCTACTGAAGAGCTTGCTAGGCGTGAAGAGTTAAACCGTGCACTTGCGGCTAACCAACTTGCTATGGCTTCTGGAGGGATATCTGGTGTTACTCCTGAGAGCATCTCTTTAGAAAGTGCTAAGAAGATTGGTGCATCAGAGCAGGTTATAGGTTTATCTGAAAAGCTGAAGCAAGCTCAACTCCAACGACAAGCACAGGCTGCTAGAACACAGGGTATTATGGGCGCAACAAGTACGCTACTAAGTTCATCAAAAGACATTGCAGAAAGCATAGAAACAATTAGAGGGTAAGGCATGGCGATCAAACCTATTCAAAGGTATGGAATATTCCAGCCGACAAGCGTAGATACCTCTGCTGCACAAACTATGCGCGCATTAGCCGGTGTTGGGCAATCTCTTTCTGAAGGTGCCACCGCTATAGGTAAGCCTATTGCCGAGCGTGAGGCTATTAAAGAGGCTGAAATTGATGTTGCTAAAGCTAGGGAAGAAGGCACAGAGATAGAGATGAAAAGCCCTCTAGCATGGGGTGGCAGCACTTATAACGCTACGATAGAGAAGGCGTACGTTGACTCTAAGCAGCTAGACTTTGCTGCACAGGCTGCGCGCATAGCAACTGAGAATCCTACTGACGTTATGGCTTTTGGCAGCCTTATCCGTGAACAGGCGAAAGCAACTCTATCAAACGTGCAACCAGAGTTTAAGGCACAGGTTAGGCGCAGGGTTGATTTAATCACTGCCAACACATCTGCAAAGATATACGAACAGCAAGTAAAACAGCAGCAAGAACAAGCGAATGCACTGTCAAAAAACAATATTGAAGTTGCTACGCAAGAAATGCTATCTGCCGCAAACAGCGACAACCCTGAATCAGCAAACCAAATGTTCACCGATATTAATCAAATGATTGATGATAGGGTTCTTAATGGGCACGAAAGTATTGTTGCTGCTCAAGTGCAAAAGAAAGCCCTAATGGTTGACCTGGCTGGCGCGTATGCGTCAGGAGGGTTAGATAAAACTATAGCTACACAAGGATTCAGTGCTGCCTCCCAAGAGATACAGGCAGTGTACGACAAGCCACCAGAAGGCTTTTCTTTGCAAGATAGAGATGATCTTGTTGATAATTTAAGAAGCCGACTGTCTGAAGCGATCAGGTTAAAAGACATAGAAGAAAAGGAAAGCGAGGATAATTTAATAACAACGCAAAGGCGCACTGCTGGAACCTTATTAACAGGAATACTGGATAACACAGTAGGCATGCCAGAGCTAAAAGCTGCATGGAAATCCAGTGAATTATCATTTGAGGGTTACAATCAGTTAGTAACCATTTATAGCTCACGAGGCGCAGGCTCTGATGATTATGAAACTATAGTCAAAATTAACTCTTTAATTACAAATGACCCTGAGGCAGCGTTCCGTTTGATTGCGAGTAATGCTGGAACAAACCTTACTACTAATACGGCACTGAGCTTAAATCGAAGCGCCCAGGACTCGATGGAAGGCGAAGGCGTACTAAAAAGAAGCGACGTAGCAAGGGCGCGAGATTTCGTGAGAGCAAGCGTACAAGTGGAAGGGCTTGAGGGCAAGTACATGCAAGATCAGGCAGCTAAACAAGCGCAGCTTTTGTTTACGTTTGATAGCATGGTCATGGATAACCCAGATAATGTTATGCAAATCATGTTTGATTTAGTAGAGGCGGTGCCGCTAATTAAAGACACCCCGGAAGAACGATTAGAGAGGGCAAAGGATACATTCGACAGGGCAAAAGAGGCTGCTGGCGATGATGAGGATAAATTAGCTACAGCAAATAAAGAATACATTGATAAGTATAATGAGATTGAGGCGATGACTCGAAAAGAAAAAGAATATCTAAATTACAGGAATTATCTAGATCAGCTAAAAGAAAGCAGCAAACTAAAGGTGGAAGCCAGTGAGTGACACTAACTTAAAATTGAATGTTAACGACATAGAACTGGACACCTTGCGGGAGTTGCCTGCTGACTTAGCATTGTTGTTTGAGCAAGATGACGCTACTGGACAAATACTTAATGCGCGAGAAAACGCAGAAACTCCAGCAGACTTGCGTATGCAAGAGCTTGCAATAAAGCAACAGCCAAAAGGGTACGTTGGAGCAGCAATGGATATTGTAGACACTGCATCTGACATAGGCGCTGATGTTGTTGGCGGTCTTGTTGAGGCTCCGCGTCAAGCTGTTGCAGGATTTCTTGATGCTACTGCTGAAGCCGCTGAAGTATTAGAGTCTGCATTTGGTCAATTGCCTACTGCTGGCGAAGACTACGAACCTCTAAAAATTGAAACCCAACCAAGAACTGTTACGGGACAAGGTGTGCGTTCCGTGTCGCAGTTTCTTACTGGATTTATTCCTGCGCTAAGGGGAGCAAGGAATCTTGGTGTGGGAGGTAAGCTTCTACAAGGTGCGACTGCTGGCGCTTTTGCTGACGCTGCCGTGTTTGACGCGCACGAAGAAAGACTTTCAGATATGGTTCAGCAAGTGCCAGCCCTGCAAAACCCGGTGACAGAATACTTAGCATCTGATCCTACAGACTCTGAGGCCGAGGGCAGGTTTAAGAACGCTGTCGAAGGCTTGTTTATAGGTAGTGCCCTAGACGGGCTGCTAAAAGGCGTTAAGTTAATTAAATCGCACAGAGCAGCAAAGGCAGAGGCAGAGGCAGAAGGCAAGACTGTCGCTGAAACTATTGAAGCTGACGGTCAGTTGGCTAAGACTGTTGAGGAAGAACAAGAGTTTATATCCTTCCAAGAAGCAGCCGCAGAGAAGTCAGTTGAGATTGAGGTGCCTGAGTTCAAGTCTGGCAGGAAAGGCGCTAAAAAAGAAGCGGCAAAGAATATTAACTTGTCACGCATAGAGACTACAGACGACATCAAGGAATTAATTGACGCTGTAGGTGAGGCTGACGCTGTAAACATTAATGCTGCTCGGCGGGAAGAAATAGCAAATGTAGACCTGCCCAGGCTTGCTGACAATCTTAACATGACTGTTGATGAACTCATGGCTCGCAGGCAGGGAGAGGCATTTAACGCAGAACAAATACTAGCATCTAGGAAGATTCTAGTGGCCTCTGGTGAAAACCTAGTTAGGCTAGGAAAAGAAGCAAGAGGTGGTGATGAGCAAGCCTTAGCAATCTTTAAACGTGCTATGTCACAACACCAAGCCATACAGCAGCAAGTAGCTGGCATGACAGCCGAAGCAGGTAGGGCATTGCAGTCTTTTAACGTGATTGCGGCTAGCTCAAGAGAGCAAGAACGATTAATTCAGGAAGCACTAGAGGCTTCTGGCGGCGCTGATCAGGTCAAAGCAACAGCAGATATGATTTCTCAGTTAGATGATGTTTCTAAATTAAACAAGTTTGTTGATGAAGCAGGTAAGGCTACTAATTTTGACATGTTATATACCGTATGGATTAATGCTTTGTTGTCTAGCCCTCCTACCCATATAGTAAACATAGTATCTAACGCCGCTACCGCCATATTGTCTGTTGGAGAGCGCAAGGTTGCCAGTCTTTTGGGGGAAAGCATACCCCCCGGGGAGTCTACTGCACAGCTTAAAGGCATGGTCGAGGGCGCTAAAGATGGTGTGCGCCTTGCTTGGCACACGTTTAAAACAAATGAACCTTTTGATGTAATGGATAAACTAGAGGTTATTGAGCGCAAGCCTATATCAGCTAAAAACCTTGAGCTGTCTGGCAATGCAGGCAGGTACGCTGACTTTGTTGGTAATCTTGTTACTAGCCCAGGAAGGCTGCTGTCTACGGCAGATACATTTTTTAAGTCTGTTGGGTATAGGATGGAACTGCATTCGCAAGCATATAGAACTGCTTTTGGTGAAGGGCTTGAGGGAAAGGCATTGCAGGAAAGGGTTGCAGGAATTATACACTCCCCTCCAGAAAACATTAAGCTGGCCGCAATAGATGCTTCTAGGTATCAAACTTTTACTAACGCGCTAGATGATACCAAGATCGGTACAGTTGGCGAACTAGGCAAATTCGGTGAAAGCCTTAGAAGGGGGAAAAAGATTGGCCCGTATGCCAGAGTGATCATTCCTTTTGTCAGAACTCCTACTAACATAGCAAGCTATGCTTTACAGAGAACTCCCTTAGCCTTTGCAAGCCGAAGTGTTAGGGAAGATATTGCGGCTGGTGGTGCGCGAAGAGACTTAGCGTTAGGCAAGATTGCGGTAGGTTCTACTATTATGGCTATTTCATCGGATATGGCTATGCAAGGCCAAATAACAGGTAACGGCCCAGTAAATCCTCAAATGAAATCCACACTAAGAATGTCTGGCTGGCAACCGTACTCTATCAAAGTAGGCGATACTTACTATGCTTATAACAGGCTAGACCCTATTGGAGCCTTGCTTGGCATTGCTGCTGATACCACAGAGATTATAGGACAGGTAGATGAGGCAACGGCTGATGAAGTAGGGGTTGCAGTAGTGCTTTCTGTCGTGCAGAACATGGCAAGCAAGACTTACATGTCTGGCTTGTTCGAGGCAATTAATGCGATCTCTGAATCAAGTGTTGACCCTGAAGCAGATAACTACAAGTTAGCGCGATACTTCCAGCGTCTTGGCGGTTCATTAGTTCCTTCAGGAATCGCCGCTGTTGAGAGACAAGTCGATCCTACCGTAAGGGCTGCGAATGGATACCTAGAGACAATTAAAGCTCGCATACCAGGGTACTCTGATGACCTGCCGCCAAGAAGAAACATTTTTGGTCAGCCTATTGTACTTCAAGGAGGCATTGGGCCTGACATTATGTCGCCTGTATACACCAGCAAGGTCGTTAAAGACTCTGTAATTGACGAGATTGTTATGCAAGAAGTTCCTTTAAGCATGCCTAAACGAGTCATTAATGACAATGAATTATCGCCAAAACAATATGACAGGTTAATTCTGCTTACCTCTGGACAAGATTTGCGAGCCTTTCGAAATGTTGATCTTAAAAGTATGTTTTCTCAAGTGTTTTCTACATCAAGCTACAACAGATTAAGTGCAGATCAAAAGCAAGAAAGAATTAAAGAGGTTTTAAGGGACTATAAAGAAGCGGCAAAAGATCAGTTGATGCAAGAATATCCTGAATTGCAACCTCGATAAGCTTAAAGAATTAGAGTCTTAAATTTAGTATAATACGGTAAAATTTTAGAGGTTAATATGTCGGTACAATCAGCAACAACTCGCAATGATTACACAGCAGGTGCCAGCCAAACTGTATATGCTTACACGTTTGAGATCAAGGCAGCATCTGA